CACAATAGACCCGCTACCAGTTCTAATGTCTATACCAGAAGAAGCAGAAGTGTGGAAAATCTGCATGATGCTTGCGCTAGGGTGTGTTATTACAAGACCACCTGTAGTTGTAATATTACCATTGACTTCTAGTGGGGCTCCGGGACTACTAGTTCCAATACCTACGTTGCCATCAATATAAACATCGTTTCTAAATCTAGCGGTAAAGTTTTGTATGTACTCTCCTATAAATTTCATTGAACAATTATTATAGTCGTAAAGTTAACTTTATCATTTGATACTTTAATATAATTAATACCTTTGCTAAGCTTTATTCTTCTAGTATCTAAGTACAACTTATGTTTTCTACCGTAATTGTCTACAACTAAAACATCTACGTTTTCATTAAAGTTTATATAATCTTTCGTTGGGTTTGGATATGGTGCATACTTAGTTCTTTTGTACATATCTATGCTAACAGGACCAGTCCAACCCTCTTCGCAATAGTTGTATAGCTCGTAGCAAGTATTGTCCCAGCTGTCGTCACAACAGTAAGGATCAACTTGTATTACCCACTCGAAACAAGCATTAGGTAAAGTATAGACATCACCAACAGCGCAACCAGCAGAATACTCACACGACGAGTCAGGTACATTAACAAACGGATCGTAGTTAATAGCAGACGGATCGTTGCAGCCATACACAGGGTAAATACAAGAGCCATTATCAGTATTTGCAAGAGCATAATAATTTAGTGCTGTACTATCAGTACAACCGTTAATAACTTCAATACAGCTACCGTTGTCTGTATTACATGTGTCACAGTAATTAAACGCTAAAGGATCAATGCAACCAAACACAACGGATATGCAGCTACCATCTTCTACATTCGCATTAGGATTATAGTTAAACGCGTCGTCGTCCATGCACCCTAGTACTACTTCAATACAAGATCCCTCAAGCTCTACATTTGCTTCAGGATTATAATTAAAAGCTGTAGTGTCCATGCACCCAAGAACAATTAGTGTTTCGCAAGAGCCGTCGTCAAAGTCAGCCTCTTCGTTATACTCAATAAAACTAGGGTTAGTACAACCAGCTATATAATAACAGCTACCATCATCTGTATTAACACTATCATTGTAATTTAAAGCTGTTTCATCTATACAGCCATATGTTTTTTCTATACAGTTATCGCCACAGCCAGGTTCGCCATATAAAATAACAAATGGTGGTATTGGATTTACAAAACCACCTTCTATTTCTATAGCTACGTTTTCTTCAGAATATAAGCTGTAACCACATTGTACAGCTGTAAAGTCTGATTGTTGTGTTATATTAAACTTAACGCCTACAGGCTCTGATATACTTAAATCAAAAGTAAACGTAGTATCAAAGCCATCATCTAAAGTAAATATACCTAAGAAGTTGTCGCCTTGAAACACTTGTAAATAAGATCCAGCCCAACCATTACCAGCTAAATCTGTAAGTCTTAGTGTATGAGTACAGCTGTCAACTAATATATCTGTATTAGCTATGCTATCGTAGTTAAATGCTTCTGCATCTGTGCACCCGAATATCTTTTCTGTAAAACACATGCCTGTGTCTACAGTAGCTTGTGGTAAGAACTCTACAAAGTTATCGTCCATACAACCAAACACAGGTGGTGGTGGCGCGCAGTCTTCTAATGTAAAGCCGTGGAAAGCAGCAAAGCCAAAGTCAGCAGAATCTGCTTGCACTAAAGTATCACCGCAATGCACTACATAGTACGAACCATCTTGACCACCCCATAAACTACCAGCAACACCATCTCCATACTGATCAGCTATACTAAATATATACTCGCCATTAGGTATACACAATTGTGTTACTTGAGGTGAATAATCTACTATGTCTATATAAGGTCCACCTGAAATAATAGTGTCTTCTAACTCTGTAATAATAGCCCAAGAAGTTTCCTCTGGATATTGATCAGGATTAATAATTATATTTACAAATGTACCGTTAGGACACTGTGCAAACGCTATGTTAATACATAGTAATAGTGTTAATAAATACTTCATTAAAATTTACTTATAATTAATTCGTCAATATATTCTTGTATCTCTTCACGAGTAGCAACCATTTTAAAACTAAGATCTGCTTGAAAGCGTTTTACTTCTTCACCTTCATCAAACACAATGATAGTAGGTACAATAGCAATAGCATATTTTTTTTGTATTTCTTGATCGTCTATACTTAAACTTTTTTTACCAGCGTCTGATAATTTATCGAACCACTCAACGTCATTGGCTTCATTCCAACCAGCGTTAAAGTGTATTACTTTAACTTGACCATAAGCTACACCTATAGTAAACGCTGCTATAATTAGCAACGCATACAAAAATTTAGTAAATTTATTCATTACTTATAAAGTTTATCTTCAATTTTTTCAAGAGTTACTTTAATCTCTTGAACATCTTCTTGAGTGTTCATGATAGTGTTACGTATCATCTGATCTTTCATGTCAAACTCCATGCGCGTAACCTCTGGGTCTGGCGCTAATGGTAGTTCTTTCGCTTCAGCTATTTCAGCTTGTAAAGAAAACCACATACCTGTTCCCATCACTAACACTACTCCTAAAGATATAATAGTTTCTAAACTTAATTTTACTTTTGTGTCTTTACCTATTTCAGTTGCCATTGTTAAAATATAATGTAGTTTATACCTGCTTTAAAATCGTACCACTCACGATTCCAATATTTGTTATACTTACCTTCAGCAAACACGCCTAAGTTTCTGTTTAGCTTATAACCAAATATTAAGCCGCCAGAATAATCGTACCATTGTTCGCCGTCGTTAAAATTGTGGTATGAAAAGCTACCGCCATCATCATAGTGATATGGCATTAAATTTGCCCAGCTGTGTAGCCAAAAGTTTTTGGTATAATGGTAAAAGTCAAAACCAACAACAAGACTATACTGCCATTGATTGTCTAACTCGTTACGCTTTTTATCTACATAGTTTTCTAAAACTGTAGGTATTACTATTTGATTCCAAACGTCAGAACTTGTAGCTACTACATTTCCATTTGGATCTTTATATTCTGACTCATACACGTCTACGCTATAACCCTCTTGTATAGCTAGCTGTGTATAGTGTATATCGCCTGTAGCCATAGTCCACTCTTCTAGCGGATCATAGCCATATGGCTCGGCTAGTCTTTGAACCGCACCTAGATTAAATGATAACTTCTTGTTGCCAAGTAATCGTAGTCTTTGCGTGCTTTCAAAATATTCAATGTCTGCAAAACCATCTTTAATATATTCTACTTTTGTAAACCACTTTGGCTTAACATATCTTAAAAAGTGATGTTGATCAAAGTATTCTACACCTTCTTGTCTTTTATAATCAACTTCAAATAAATACTCAAACGGAGATCGTCCAACGTTTGCGGCGTCTGAGAACGATGTTTCGGTACCATCTTTAAACGGCGTACTACCTTCATATTGAAATCTTTGTATTTTACGTATACCCATAGTCAATGAGTAATCATAAGGCGTTAATATAGTATCGTAATCTAACATGCTACCATCAACAGAATATACATCTTGATCAGACAATGATGTACCACCGTTTGTTGCTACATAAAACGTAGAAAACTTAAATGCTTTTTTAATTTGTGAGCAACACTCTTTTGGCGAAGCGCAAGATATTAAAAAAACTGCTATTAAAATTATATACTTCATAAGTAAATTATTACATATTAATCATGATAGTAACAAAGCCCTGACTTACTATTAGTTGTCATGCCACATCTTTTGCCATCTGATTTAATTTTTTTACACTGTTTCATTTCGCCAGACTCACTCTTTTCTACTTTTTCGTGTACAGTACAAAAGCCACCTTTAACAGGCTTTCTTTTACATCTTTTTCCAGAGCTAGTTATAGCAGCGCAGGTAGCTTTTTCACCTTCTTCTTTTTGTTTTTCTTTATTAGCTTCTACTTCAGCTTGTTGCTCTTTTTCTTTTTGTATTTTCTTTTCTTCTTTTTTACGAATCGTCTCTTGCTTCTTCTCTTCTTTTATTTCAGTCTTAACGTCTTCAACAGCTTTTCTTCTTTTATCTAAAAATACTTTGTATTCATTATCTTTGCCTTCGTTACGTATAACTTCTTCACCAACGTTTAAATCCCAACTACTCCAACCTAATGATAAGAATAGTCTTTGTAGATTTGTATTATCTTGATTCATAGCTTCGCGTAAGTTATCTATTTTACGTATAGCTCTAGCCATAGGTATGTTTGTTGTAGCTTCAACAGTGTTACCAACAGCTAGCCACAGTGGATTATCGTAGTCTAACAAATCCATACGTTGCATAACTTCTTTATTAAACTTCACTGTTTTACCCGCGCTAGATAATTTTCTAGCTTTAGAACCTAGTGGTGGCGATACTTGTAAGGCTTCAATAACGACCTCGTTATAATCAGCTCTATAGCCTTTTTCACTTTGTTCAATGTATTCGAGTATGGCATTTTTAACGGTAGCAAGAGTAGCGCCAGCTATACCAGAACCTCTAAGTATAGAATCTAGCATACTGTTAACCACTCGCGTTTGCTTAAGTTCCTCTTTCTCTTCATCGTCTTCAAATGCCATAGCAAATAAAGCGTTTTGTAACGATGCAAATATAAAGTTTTGTACAGCGCCATAATAAAGTATACGTGATATATTAGACCTCCAGTCGCCCCTTTTATTTATTAAATCACCAGCTGCTTTTTTAATAAGTCTATTATACTGCATTGGTGTATTAGCAAAGGCAAGTATTATACGACCTAAGTTTGAAGCTTGTTGCTGTGATATACGATCAGGTCTAGCAGACTGTTGTGTTTCTTCTGCTATTTCTTGAAAGTCTAACATAGCCTGAGATTCAGCCTCCGCTTGACTCATACCTTCTTTTAAATATCTATTAATCCTGTTTCTGTAGTATGTAGCACCACCGGAAGCAATAGCAAAGCTATCTGCTATTTGTGTTGGCGTAAAACCTATTTTTAATAAATAACTCAAAGCTGCTTTAGCTTTGTTTTTAGCTCCAGCTACAGCACTAGCAAGTTCAGCTTCGTTTATATTAGTGGCAAGCCCAGCTCTTCTATTTTTCAAAAAGCTAGAATTAAATAAAAAGCTAAAGTCAGACCAATATTGTTTTTGATTAGCAAATGCTCTACCAGCTTTAAATATATTATTATCTTCAAAGTTAATAAAGTTAACTGTAGATAACGTTTGTAGCACGGCTGATCTAGCGTTAAAGAACATAATAGCACCAACAGAGTTGTTAACCCAGTTGTTCCATTGATTCTCAAACTTAGAAGCACCTCGTCTACGATTTTGTCCGCTTTCCATACGATAAAGTATATCTTCTAAAGCAGATCTAAAATCACTACCGTAAACAGCTTCAATTTTATTTAAGTTTGTTTCTGAGAACGCTATATCAACATTGTTTTTCCACTCAGCTAAAAATTGTTTTCTACTAACTTTATTTACTACGTCTTGAAGATCTTGAGCTATATTACCAACGTTCCAATATTCATCAGGCGCTATATAACCTTCTTTTTGTTTTGTTATACGACTAACAGACTCTGCATAAGCAAGTGCTTGAGGATCTGATTTAACTATATTTATTAGCTTTGATTTAGCTGATTTTGATAACCCTGGTATTTCGTGTCCAGCTTTGTCGAACAAATACACACGTATAGCGTTGTCTAGAGTAAAGCCCTTTAGTGTTGTGAGTTTACCAAGCTTTTTCTTAACGTCAGGAAACTGTTTGTTTATAGCTTTATACTCATCTCTAATTTTTTGTTTCATCTCTGCCATTTCACGGTCAGCTCTAGCAAAAGGCTTAACTAAAGCTTCTTCAAAAAACTTTATATCAGCATCACCTTGAGCGCCTGTGCCAGCAAAGTATCGTAATAAACCTGTAAAGTCTTCAGCTGAAGGCGGAACAAAAAGCTTAAAACCACCTACGTTTTTACCACGCTTCATAGCTTCAACTCTTGAAAACGTTTTAAACTCACCAATACCTTTTGTTCTTTCAAGCATTTTGTTAAATTCTACGCTGATTCTCTCACTTTTTAGCGTTATGGCTTGCTGAACATCAGATTTAATATCTAATTGATCTAGGACGTTCTTAACAGCTTTTACGTTAGGCAGGGCATCATCAACAAAATACATATCGTTGTAACCTTCCTCGAACTTTTTAAGCATCCACTCTGCTTTGGCTTCGCCTGTGCTGTTACCAAGACCTGTTATATTTGCTAAAGGTATTGTTAGCCCTTTAGATTTTAGCCAACCGTGTATAGCTTCAGCAGACTGTTGAGGTCTAGCTGTCAATACATACATGTTTTCAGGACCAAACTTCTCTAGTCGGTTTTTAAACTTAGTTAGTAGTGGTCCATTAACTCCGCCTCTAACATTTACAAAATCTGAAAAGTCAAAGTTATAGCCTTGATCTGCTAATACAGGTCCGTCAATAGGCCATCTACCTGAGCTTATCTTTATTTCTTCATCACCTTTTCTAGCTACTATAAAGTTTTCGCCATCAATAATTAATGTCTCATCAAAGTCAAACGTAGACATACCTCTAGCTGACTTTAACGTTGTTGATCTAGCATTTAATACAATTTGACTATTTAGTATATTGTAATTAAACTCTTGTTCAGTGTCAGTTATTATAGAATTAACTCTAGCCCACTCAAATGTTTTTGGCTCAATAGCTTTTGTTTTTAAATCAAAAAGAGCTGTGTCCCAAAAACCTAAAGTTTTACCGTTAGCATATCTGTTTATATCATTGATATTATCTAAATTCCAACCCGCTTGCATATTTGATTGAAGACCAGCCTTAGTTAATCCATTATCTGTAGACTGTGGTATTATTGCCACATGATAATTATCAAGTAATTTTTTTAAATCTTTTTTACTTACTTTACCGTTTATGTAAGCAGCCATATAACTTGCTATTATTTTTCTAGGTATAGTATGCTCATATCTAAACGGACCTTTTATATCTGCAGCTGGAACATACCTTACTGGCGCTGCTTTAGCTATTGCTGTATTCATGCCAGCGTTAGCCATAGACATAACAATCATTGCGGCGTCGTTTCTACTTATTTTTTTGTCTTTTACTAGTTTTATTAAAATATCAGAAAACTCTAACAAAAAGTCTTGCTCAACTTTAGCTTTTGAAGATATATCGTTGTAGTCTAAGTTAGCTTTATTTCTCATGTATGGCCCAACAGTCTGTGAGTTAGACTCTAAAAAACTTACATTATCTTGAGCTACATCTTCATTAGATAAAAAATTGCTTTCAAAGTCATTAGTACCGTCAAGCAAACCGTATCTTTTGTCAAGCTTTGTAACTTTTTCAGCTATTCTAGTTTTATATTCTTTTATTTTTCTTTTATCTCTACTTGTTCTTTTATTTTCTGGTTTAGCTAGTAAAGCGTCTAGTTTTCTTTGTGTTTTGCCAACTTTTAAAACATCAACACCTATAGCCACAAGATCTGTAGAACCTATTTGAGAAGAAGTAGTTAAGCCTCTTAAAAATCTATCAGCTTTACTTCTACCTAAGACTTTAATAACTTCAAGTAAAGCTTTTCTACTATTAACTATTTGATCTTTATTACTAAAGTCAACCATATCTTTATCTAAATCAAACACGGCTTTAGCGCTTGTTGATTCAAACTCAGCGGCTGGTTGCGTCTGTTCGTTAAAATAATCTAACAGTGTAGTTTCATCTAATATACCTTGAGACTTTCTTATAACAATCAAGTCGTTATAATCTCCTAGTATTTTGCTAATATCTTCTTTAACACCTTTTCTTTGGCCGTCAAAGTTATAATAATTTTTACCTTTTGGAAAAACAAATTCAAAAGCTTCGTCAAAGTTTACACCTGCTTGTATTCGACTTAATAGTTCATCTAATTTGCTCGCTATATATTTTTGACCAAAAACATCTAAGTTACTTATTCTTTTACTAAACAAAGTTATATCTTGATCTGTATTTATCCTAGCTTTTAAAGCTTTAATGCCAGCTTCACCACCAATAGCTTTTTTAACTTTATCATTTTTATTGACTACAGGGAATACAGCGTCTCTAGATATGTTAAAAGCTAAAGCTTTTGCTAAAGCGTTTTCTCTACCTCTCTTTGAAAAGAACTGTACAAACTGATCTTCATTAACGTTTGTTTTCTTTTTATATATATTGTTTCCAGCTTCTAAGTTTTGTACTTCAAACGGCTGTATTAACCCGTCGTTTATAGCTTGTTTTATTACTTCTGGGCCTTGGTTAGTAGAAACTAAATCTGCAAATATTTTGTTTGTTTCGTTTTTTTCAAGCTGAACAAGAGTAGCTGTGTTAACAATACGCATTATATCGTTTTTATGCTTTCGTAGAAACTGCTCTCTACCTTTAACACCTTTACCCATCATAGACTTTATCTTTTTATAAAGAGCGTCTTCAACTTTGTTTTTAAACTTTTGCGTAAACTCAAACTTAGATATATCAGTTATATCAGATTCAATTAATATTTCTTCTACTACATTTTCTATTTCTGCAGCAAAGTTATCGTCAATGCCTATAGCTTTTCTTGAGTTATATTCTGTAGCTTTCTCTAATAAAGTTTGCTTTTGTTTTTCTCTAGCTAATATAGCATCTATGTCTTGATCGCTTTCTATTTCTATGACTCTACCAGTTTCTGTTTCTGCATCTAGCGCTACAGTTTTCATGCCTAGTTTTGGAAACTTACGGTCTATAATACCGTCTTTAGCCATAAGCCTAGTGTTTATCAAGCCAAAAATATGCGAGTTTAAAGATCTTATATTGCCAGAAGCCATACTTTCGTCTAGCCAAGATCTAACAATGTAAGGTATACCGTTTTCGCCAGGCTGTATACCTGTAGTTAACATGTCAAGTATATCATCTTTTAACAAGTCGTAGTTTGTAGCCTTGTCTCTTTTGCTTAAATAGTTTACTTCAGAGAAAGTTCTCCACACAGGGCCTAACGAGCTTCCAAGCCAAAGCTTTGAGTCACCTAAGTTGTTCCAGTCTTTAACCATTTTATTAAAAACTTCTGGTTGATTTTCTCTTATATTAGTTAAACCTTCAGCGTCTAGCGCAAACAAGTCAGCGTTTTCTAAGCCTAACATTTGCAAACCTTCTATCAAAGCATCGTTGCTATCTTTAAATACGCCTTGTTGGTTTCTACTAGATTTTAAAGTAGACTCTTCTTGTAGTTTTGTATCTGGAAAATTACGGCTAGCAAATATTTCTTTTATTCTTTGCTTTACAACTACGTCATCACCTTCAAGATTAAGAGTGCCATTTTTAATTTTTGTAGCTAAACCTATTAAAAACTTAACAGCATCTTGTTCGCCTGCTAAATCTATGTTCATGCCTTTCTTTTTAGCGCCGTTTCTAACAAAAAAGCCTAACAAGCCAGCAAATCTACTATCATCATTTAAATTTACTCTACCAGCAGCAACTTCTTCAAAAAATACTGCTAAAACTTCTTGAGGTTTTCGTGGGCTATTTATATCGGTAGGATCAAATCTTTCTGCATAAGCTTGTACTCTTTCAAAAGATTTTTTATTGTTTACTTCAAGCCACTTCATAACTTGATCAGCCATATCTTGATAAACTTCAGGCTCACCACCGATTATATCAACAAAAACTTGATGTTTAAGTTCATGAGTTCTTATATCAAGTCTATCATCTAAAACCATGTTTTCTATTACAATCAAAGACTTTCTACCATCTACAGTTTGTAAATTAAGGCCATGACTGCCGTTACGTAGCGATTGTATATCTTCGTCTCTTTGAGCATTTATAGCATCAGCATTGTTTGGGTCTTGCTGTATTTTAGCCTCAGCAACTTTATTTAAATACACTTCAGCTTCATCTACGTTATTAAAATCTACTAAAGTTTTACTTAGATTAGTTCCTTTAGATCTATTTAACTTTATGTCTGCTTGTATTTGCTCGTAATTATATAAATATCTAGCTCTTTCTTCTATTTTAGTAGGATCTACTTTAGTACCCTCTTGTTCTAATTGCTGCTCTGCTAAATCTTTAATTCGTTTTACTTCAGCTTTGTTTTCTTTTTTAGTGCTGTATAAAGCCCAGTGGTTGTTAAAAGTTTTAGACTTCTTAAATGTTTTTATACCTCTTTCTGCATCAATATATTCAGCTTCTATAGCGTTTAACAGATCTTGTTTTGCTTGAGGATTAGTGTCAAAACTTTTGTTATTGTACACGTCAATATAGTTAGCTCTAAGCTGAGTCAATCTTTGTATACTTTTTACTAAAAACTCTGACGCTGCTCCGTCAAGTTGAAGTACTTTTGACTCAACAGCTTTTATCTCTTCGTCGATTTCGTTTTGCAGATCTGTAGCTCTTTGAGTGTTTTGAGATATAAGTTGATTTTTTCTTTGTTGAATATTTTCAGAAGTAGATCTAAGGCTTAAACTTCTATTAACTTCAAACAACCTATTAATCTCAAGCTTTTTATTAGTTATGTTATTATATTGATCGGCTGTTGAAAAATACTTTAAAACTTGTCCTTTTATAACAGGCACGCTAGCAAAACCTGTACCGAAGAAAAGACCAGAGAACATAGCATGATCTACATTTTCCATTAAATCTATACCATTTATTCCGTTTTGAGTGATTATAGTTAATCCTTCACCAACACTTTCAGCCCCAGCTCCAGCTATACCTTTAAGTGATTGATTTACTCTCCACTTTTTAAACTGACCTTTCATTATAGCAGACTGCACAGAGCTTCTACCAAGACCTCGTAATAAAAAGTATGTAGGTAAAGATCCAAAAACTACTTCAGCACTACCATATCCTAAAGAAGCAAAAAACTTTTCCATGTCACTATATTCTGCTCTAATTTTAGGATCTAATTCTTGAGATGTCATGTTAGAATATTGTTCACCAAAACCACTCATACCTATAATACCAAATCCAGCGCCGCCAGGTGCAGCTAAAGCAAGAAATATAGGAAGTTGATTAGCTGTTTCTTGAGCAATAAAAGTAAAAAAGTTTTCAGCAGAGTCAAAAGCATTATCAAAAGCTACGTCTTTTTCAAATTGATTTCTTATTGAGTTGTAAAGATTTTTACGCTCTATAAATTTTTTATCTTCCTCAAGAGTATTAGCCCCAGTAAAAGCACTTAGCCCATAGCTAGCTCCACCCAATAGCTCTGCAGTTCTAAGACCTGTAGTAGCAAAAAACTTGTGAACTCCGTTATAATTTCTTTTTAATAAATCTAACTTTAAATCTACACCTTGAGCTGCATCAATGCTTGTGGATAATTCTTCTTGTAGTTTGTTGTAGTGACTTATATCAATACTATAATTTTTTTGTAAATCTTCAAGCTCTTTTACTAGATTTGCTGGTATAGCTCTACCGTCTTGCAAAAACAAAACATCTTCATCTTCTTCAATGTTAAAGTTGTAGTCTGGATTTATTATTTGACTATCTATTTCTTTTAATCTTTTTAGTTTATCACCCTCTAGCAGCTCGTTTTCTAAAACGTCGCGAAGTTTTATTTTAGAAGAAAACTGGTTGGCAAATTCTTTTGCACCTCTATCTAGTAAAAATTGATACTCTTCGCTGTTATCTATTATATCGTCAGCTATTGCTTCTCTTTTAGCTATTATGTCTTCTTGCATTAACTTTTGCACTACATAGTTTTGAAGCTGCTCTACCGTAGCTTTATCACCAAGATCTTTTTTAGCTTGAGCTAATTCTTTTTCATAAGGTGTTATTGTTTTTGTTGTTTGAACACCACCCGCACCAGATAATATACCTGTTGAAGTTTCTGTTACTTCGTAAGGTTTAAATATATCTTTATTAGTTATTTTTCTAGGATTGCTTTTACTTTCCGGCTTGCTAAAATCAAAAGCAGGGTTATCAATTAAATACTTTTCTTCTATGCTTTGCTTGTCTATAGCCTCTTCTACTTGAGCACTAAATATTTTATATTGATTAATGTTAGACTGAACGCTCTTTTGATACGCTTGCAGTTCTTGTGTTCCAGAGTGTTTATCTATAAAAGAAGTAAGCTTGTTAAAAGTTTCTTCTTGCTCTCTAAAAATATCTTCAGGAGCAGTTGAGCCAAGACCTATTCTAACTTGAAAAGCATCAGACTCAGTTCCATCTGGAGCTGTAACCTTTATCATATTCATGAACCTATGGCTATCATCTTCTAAGCCACCAAAAATACCACCTCCAACAGTTCTAAATATATTACCTGTTGTTTCAAATTTAAAGTTAGGATAATATATCTCTAAAGCTTTTGCGACATCACTATCTGTTTTTTCAAAAAGACCATATCCTATTACGTTTCCTTCCTCATCTTTGTCTTTTAAAAACTCATGACGCTCAAATCCAGACGCCGAAGAAATATCGTCCAAGCTGGATGCCATATCTATTTCCGACGGTGCAGGCGCATCCTCTTCCACAACGTCTATCGGCTTTTCCACGACTTCTTCTTCTTGTACAACCTTAACAGCCGTGTCGCCATGTATCTTTAAAAAATCATTTAATCTGTGCGGAGCAACGTCATATAGCTGCCCGTCTACATTATATCTTTCCATAATTTAATTGCTAAATTCCGTGTTAACGTTAGTTTCTTCTATAGATTTACCTACAGTACTACTCGTAATGTCTTGTTTTTGAGTGAGGTAGTAATAGTATTGCTCACTAGTTCTAGCGTAATAATTAACTAATTCTTCACGTATATAATCTCTAACTGTCTTTATAATTGGCTGTCCATTTGCGTTAGTGCCAGCAATTAGTTCAACATCCCAGTCTCTAGTGTCAGTATCAAATAAAGCATCTATAGCCTTTTGATTCATCACTACAGGCGCTCCATCTTCACCTATAGCTAAAGGTTTACCTTTAAAGTATTTTTCAAAATCTTGGTAAAAAGATGTATTAGAGTACATGTTGTACGGCTTGTCATGAATCCAAGATAATAATTCACCGTCAAAACTTACGCTTTCTTCATCAGGAGCTATAAGTGTATTCCAAAAAGTTTTATTACCATCTTTATTGAAGCCTAGATTATCGTAATTGTTTTTACGAATCATCGTATGGTAATCGTTTATTTTTTGCCCTACGTCTAATTCAACTTTTAAATATAAATCTTTGTTTAGATCGTCAAAACTTATTTTCTCTATTATTGTAGGATCGTCTAATCTTGCAACATTAAAAACAACTTGACCATTTTCATCTAACTCCATACCAGCAGTTTGACTCATGACTTGCTTTAAATAATGCATAGTAGTTTTTGAAGAGCCTTTTGAGTATAGATTATTTTTAGAAGATGTTCCCCACTCTTTTTTTAAGTTTGCAAGACGCATCTTTTCCATGTTTAAAGTTTTAGTGCTTTCAACTAACGAACTTATTTTACCCATAGTTTCTTTGTACCTCGTAGAGTACGGATTAAGACTTAAAGCAATATTTTTTTGCTCTGCTATCTGCTTCTTTAAATCAATACCAAAATTTGTAACGGCTTGTTTACCGTTCATAAAACCGTTAAAACCTTCTAAGTCTACAACTTTTGGAGAAAAGTCTTGTAATTCTTTTTCAACCTTTTTTTCAAGAACTTTTAGCGTGTTCTTTCTAATAGTTTCAGCTGCTTTAGCTATAGCGTCAGAAAAACCACTAGCTTTTTTAGTGGTATCTCTAAATCCTCCAGCTGCAGCAAAAGCCGCACCATATAAACTTTTCATTGGGCTACGCATTTTACCTGGACTTTCTGGCGCTCTAAATATACTTCTATCTGCTGGATCTGGAGGTTCTGGAAGCGAATATTCTATACTGCCGTCAGGATTTTTTATTAACCCTGCTTCATCGCTGTCAAATTTTTTATCTGCTTTTCTAAATTTTCTAGCCGCTTTATTTTCTTTACCTTCGCTTAAAGCTTTAAAACCTTTGTCAACTTTATTTTCTCCTTTTCTATATTTTCTCTCTGCTTCTCTTTGAAGCGCGGCATCAGCCATTTGCTCAGAATACAAACTAAGCGCTTCATTGGCAGCATCAGCTAAAGCGTTGTTACTACTTTTTATACCACCACCAGCGGCAGCATAAGCCATATCTCTTAAACTTGGCCCTGTGTTTCCTGCGTCTGCCATACTTATTTCTTTTTAGTTCGTTTAACTTTCTTGATTTTAGGGTTTTTCTTCATAGTAGCTGGACTTCCGCCGAAGTATTGCATACCAGCGCCAGCTACAGTTCCAATACCACCCATGATCATATCGTTAGATTGATTTAATCGATCTTGTTGAGCAGCTGTCTCACCCATACGCATGCCTAATATAGCTTCGTCTCTTGCTAGTAACCTTTGTTGCATTGATTGTTCACCCGCAGCTCTTTGTGATTGTACGCTAGCAGCACCTTGAGCTCTCATACGTTCGTTAGCAGACTCTTGCTGGCCTATGCTAGCTGAAGCTCTAGCGGCATCTTGTGTAGACTTATTTGCCATAGCTTGAGCAAGGCCCGCAATACCAGAACTACCAGCGGCGCCTTGAAGATTACCCATTATATCTGCTTGAGCTTGTTGATTTTGTCGAGCCTCAAACTCTGCTTGCTGTGTATTTACTGTTAGATCTTCAAAAGTATTTTCTAAATCTTCGTATGGATTACTTATTTTTTGATCTTGATAATCTTTCAAAGCGTCAGCTTGGTTATCTTGGGCGGTTTCTAAATCACCTTTAGCTTTCTTTCTTCTACCTAAGCCAATACCTATTTGAGCTAAACCAGCTGCTGCACCTATTATTGCTACTGTTGCGAATGACATATTATTGTTTTTTAATGTATTGTTCGTATTCTTCGTAGTCTTTAGCTACGTTGTATTTTTCTAGTTCTATTAAGTCTTGAGTATTGCTAGGATTTGGATGTATATTAACGAATATACTATCTTCAAGAGCTAATATAACTCTTTTGCTGCCACCAGATGAAACTACGTAGCATGGAGCTTCGTATTCTTCTATTTTATCTTCTGTAGCTACACCAATACAACCTTGTAGTAAAAACCAAACATGTTCTCTTTTATGTATCTTGCCTACAACAGCGGTATCTTTAGGCATGTACATTTGCCTAACGTAAACACCATCTGCAAAGGTATGCTCTAGTGGCGCTAGCTTATTACCAAGACCATTGTTATCACCAGCCACTATATTTTTATCGTCAGCCGCGGACAACAAGTCTTCTTCAAGCTTTTGTATTTTACTTCGCATAGCTAATGCACGCTCAGTCTTTTGTAATTCACTCATTTAATTAAATTTATATGTTTACTATTACACTTATTTGCTACTTTCAAATACGTCTGTAGCTATGTTAAATAGTTCTATACTTTGCTTACTGTCGTTTTCAAACTTTATCTCTGCAAAATACCCTAGCATGTGAGAGTTGTTAGCAGAGGCCTCTTTGCTAAAGAATATAAAACTCCCATCACTAGGAAGCGCAACTACTACATCTTGGTCAATAACTATCGTACCACCACCTGAGGTCCTATTTACAGCTGTTATTGTTCCAGCTTTTTTAATAGCATCGTACGAAGATACAGTGTCTACGGGATTGTTCGTTGACTCAGCGTCAGCATAGTATAGCGTGTCACCTATTTGTACAGATCTATTTATCGATGTATTAAAGCTATATGTTACTTCAGATGTTGCCATAATTAAATGCTAGTTGTTATACCCTCGGTAAACTTACCGCCCAAGGTGATAGTTGTTTGTTGATTGTCAAAGTCGCTAGGAGGGTTTATCGCTATCGTTATCTTTAATGTTATTGGCCTACTGCTACCGTCATTTATAAACTCTTGAGAAACACTCACAAAACTAGAGTGAGACGCAGGCTGTACTTGTAGCGTATTAAACCCGCCGGCGTCGGTAAACCCTTCAGCGCCCGCCACTGTAGAAGAGGCAAACTTTCTGTTTGTACCAGCGGAAACTTGTATCACGCATATATTGTTTGAAGTATCAACGAAAGGCGAGCCTGTTGTATTAACGCTAAAAGTTTTAAGCTGAGAAGACCCTGTTTGTAAGCCATTGCTTGTACCTATTGAAGTATATTGATCTCCAGCTGTTACACCGCTGAAGGATATTGTTGTGTTGTTAGATATTGTATCAGCTGAGCTAAGCTCAAACGTAGTAGCGTTAGTTATACTAGCTACAGTTTGACCAGCATCTACACCTGTTCCAGTAACGTTATCTCCAGCGCTAAAATTACCAAGAGTGTCACTTGTAACGCCTGTGCCAACCGGTGATTCATCTACAACAACTGTAGCGTCGCTAGAAACGGCGCCGTTAACTAAAGCTGTAGACTCTATAAAAGGAAATACAGTGTTAGCTGAATCATAAAAGTTGATGTTAATGTTAGCCAAGTGATTATCTACAGGAATTGTTCTAGCTTTACCTTCGGTTCTTTTTATAGGTATTATGTACTCTAAGTCTGAAGACAAAGTAGTATCAGCAAAAACTACAGACATTTTAACAGTGTTAGTAGGGTCGAAAGCAGTGCCATTATCAGTGAATATTACAGAGTGCAGTGGCTTATCACCTCCAGTGCTATTTAAAGTTATACTATTAGTTCCATGTGTAAAAGTAGTTCCTGAAGCCGCGTCGGCAACCGAGCCTGCGCTACCGTTTCTAACAAAAAACTCAGAAGCTGCTATACCAACACCTTCTGTAGGAGATATAGTTAAAAACGTTGAAGGCGATTGAGAAGGTGTAAAAGTTATTGTTCCCGTTGAAGTGTCATTGCTATTGGCTATAGAAACAACACCATCCACGCCAAAGTTGTTTGCCGTATAGACGTTAGTTTCACCAGCAACGTCTGGTGCTTCGTCGGTAGTCACTTTTATGTGATAAACTGTTCCTGGCGTAGTGTCGCCTACCTTGACAGTTGGAACACCATTAGATCTTGCTATACCTTGAACAGAAAACTCTTGTGAATCAATATTTCCAGAAGCTGCAGTATCAAAAGTTTTATTTGTAAAAGAAGATGTTACGCCTTTAAAATAGTTAAACCACTTACCTTCTTTGTTTATAAACTCTAAAACTTTTCCACTTTGCAAGTCAGTTTCTACAGAAGAAGCAAACCAGCCTTTTTTAGCAGAGTTATTGTAATACTGTTGGTCCACAAAAGACAAAGTAGCACCAGCACCAACCGTAGTAGCTACATTAGCTGTTAACGACAAAGCGGTACCACTTATAGCTGCTACAGTACCTACTTCTACACCAGCACCTACCAGTACGGTTTGGCCTACGGCTATAGCATCGTTTGATGCTGCTAGCGTAATATGCGCGCTAGATCCACTACTAACCGCGCTACCACTATTAAGAGCGGTTGTGTCTGGCTTTAATATTCTAGACTGAGTACCTTCATATTTTAAGTATTGAAAACTTTTAACAGAGCTAGGGGCGTCGTTAAATATAGTTGTTACCGTGCTGTTGGAAAACAAACCTTCAGTTACAACAACTCCAGCGGAACTAGCTCCAGTTGTATTGTTAGATATAGTTATAACGTTATTACTTATATTAGTTATAGTCGTATCGCTAGGTATTATACCGTTGCTAGTGTAAGCGTCTCCAGCGCTTTGATTTGAACAGAAAACAGTATCACCAACAAATATATTAGGATTTATTGGGCTTTGTAAAGTTATAGTACTAGCGCCGCCAGATATTCCAGAAGCTGTAAATGAGACTACACCATAGAAACTATTTCTTATAGAGCTTAATGAGTGTTCGTATATATTGCCAAATTTAAAAGTGTAATACTCTCCGTCTAAACTTAAGCCTGATTCAGGAGCGTAAGATCTAAAGCTTGACCAACCGTTAGATTTTTCGTTAAACGAAAGTGTATTAACAGTTTTAGTGAGACTAGAAGATGGCCTGCTATGTATTGATAGATCGTACTCACCTAGTCTGTCATTAAAACTACCTATACACGCTCCAGCATCTTTTAAAGTGTCTTTAAAATAATCAGACATGCCATATTCAGATATTGGCGTTAGCCCGTCGTTAGATAATCTCAACACTGCGCCTCTAACTTTATCTGTAAAATATACTCTATAACCACTTTGAACTATAGACTCAGGGTTAAACGCTACGCCAAACTCTCCAGAGAAAGGTATAGCTGTGCCAAGCACCGCTGTATTGGAAGTTATATTTGTGTTACCATCAGCGTTAAATAAAGCGTTTTTGTTAGCTAAAACCTTAATAACTTTATCTTCACAGAAAGCAACTATATCGCTATCTCTAGCCACTAAGCCTTGTATGCTACCATATATTGGGTTTAAGTCTTTTGTTATTGGCTCTGCCTGTATAAATTCATTTAATCTATTTACGCCTGAGGTAGAGTTGTATATTCCAGAGAATATAAAACCGTGCTGTCTTTTTTCTTCTTTGTAGTTTTCAAACACAGTGGAAGCTTTAACACCGTTAGCTAGAGTAGGAGCGTTGAAATCATCTCTTATTCTATCAGACTCTACGCCGTTACCAAAGCTATAACAATTAAACCAAGATAACACTACGTTGCACACTATGGTAGGATCTACAGCGTTAGCGTGTGTAAATCGTTTTATAAATATCGTAGCATTGTCGTGGCCGTTGGCCGAAGATCCTGACGATACACCTGGGGTCGTATAATCATCGTAGGAACCGGTGCCATTTTCAAAATGTATTTGAGATATATTAAAAGAACCATCTTTTTGCTTAAAGTGTAAGGTTCCTAAATAAGCGTCTTCTTGAAAGTCAAAAGTAACGGCGCCACCATTTTGCCTTTTAAAAGTTAAGCCCCAAGCTTGCTTGTTGTGATCGTAAACTATAGTATCAACAAAAGCGTCATCGCTAGAACTTAACCTTACAGATCCGCTAGCATTAGCTACATAGTCAAATCCTATAACTTGATCACCTGGGTTAACCCACTCGCATATAGTGTCTTCTGTCAGCTCTATAGGATAGCATTGACTTGCTTCGTAATACAAGTTGATGTCTCTATCTGGCGAAGGTAGTACCTCAAAAACAGCTGGATCAGAACTTGTGCCTGTAGCTGGAGAAGCATTTGTAGTTATACCACCACCTGTTCCAGAGGTCAGTGTATCTATATCTTTAATCTTAACAAAAAACTTACCTTCTTTTTCTTGAGTGTTAGCGTCTATTTCGTCTGGAGCTTCATTAAATATATCTAAAACTTTTATTTTGTTAGTAACAGCCGCATAAGTCATTGCGCTGCCTCCACGCTTCTTTTTTAAAGATATAAAATCACCTTCTTGTATTTTGTTTCTATCTGATGACTGAAAAGACAATATAACAAAATCTTGGTTTGTCTCACCTTCTGATACTCCGTAAGACCTATGCAAAACTAAATTGTAATACTCGTTAGAAGTTTCTTTAACATATATCTTATAGTGCGTAGACCAAGTTGGCGCTTGTGAGTTTATAGTTGTAGCAAGCTTTAGTTGTTGGTCAGATAAATCTATAGATGAGGTAATAGAAGTGTTTCTGTCTATTAGCACGGAGGTTTCTCTTCCGTGAGGACCTTTGTAAATCACACCAACTTGATATGTTCTTTGGCTTTTTATAGAAGTTTGAGGCTGACTAGTATCTATAGCCGCAACATTTCTAATTGAAAGATCTATACTTGGCCTTAGCGGCTTTGGTGAGCCGTCACTAACGTCAATTTCACCGGTGAACAAATCATAAGCTTGAGTATAGTTTGCGTATATTAACCTGTTAGCGCTTATAGCTTGAGCTTTAGCTGTTTTAGGAACGTTGTCGTATGATCGTAAAAGTTGATTAGAGGGTATTGTAGAGCCAAATTGCTCTGAGTCCATAGTTATACTACCCTTGTTAACAGGAGTTACCCAGTCGCTATAAGCCGCGTGTGTAAATAAATCTTCGTTTATAAAACCTGGATTATTAAACTCTTTATCATTAGATGAATCTGGAAGTAATTTACAGCCTTTTATATTTCTAACAAAATATATATTTGTAGATACATCTTCTTTATAAAATATATCTACACCAACAGCATCAAGAGGCATGTTTTGAGGCGCGAAGTTTTGAAGCTTTAATAAAGCAACATCATTTTCCATGCCTTTATTAAAAGCTTCTTTAGAGTCGTAGCTGTAAGCTCTTGGTAAAAACGCAGGATTTGAAAAAGGCGAAAGAGACGAAACTTCACCGTCAGCATAGACGTATCTATATGCAAATCTAACAAAGTTTTCTTTAAACAGCTTTTCGTCTTCGCTTTGTATTCTATCTATGTTGTGTGCTTCTTCAACGGTGGGTAACGCTGACAAAGGATCAACAAAAGTAATGCTAGTTACCTGAACAGTTATACCTGGTGCTGTTCCACTAGGTGTTGTGCTAGTTATAGTACCTCTAATACCATGCGAATTACTACTACTATCTAGAACAGTAACATCGTCACCAATTACAAACTCATGAGTAGCTGTTGTTGGTATATTTATTTCAGTACCTACCGTAGCGTTCTTAGCGTTTGTACCGCTGGCCCCAAGATTTATATTGCCTGTAGTTATATTAGTAGTAGATGAAAATATATCTGTGTCTCTAGCGTCGTTAGACATAAACAGTCTTGGCGGCATCAGTGGAGCTGGCCTAATAACAGTAACGTGTTTTTCTGTCATAGGCTCATTGATGCCCGTGCTTTCTGACGAAGGATCATAGCTAGTGTTCCAAGCTGTAGACTCGAGCGTAGAAGCACTAGTTTTAGGTATTTTTAATTTAGTAGTTGCAAATATACCTCCAAAACTAGTTTGTATACCACCAACATTGTGAGTACCTTTTATGCTTCGCAGTATGTTTATTTTCTTTGGCTCGTTTCTACCGTCTGTAAAAAACAATAAACCATCAAAAACATCTATAGCAGTTATCATAGAGTTAGAAGGCGTTGGAGAAAGAACGCTATTGCCATTAGCGTCTGTATAAGTAGCTTCTTGACCTGAAGTAAAATTTAATATTCTAGGCTTTTTAAAAACCAAAACAGCGCCTTCGTTGACTTGAGCAGACGTTAGCGCCACATCTTTATTAAACGTAAGTCTAAGTTTGTGATAGTCTGAATCACTAGTGCTATTGGTCAAAAATCTAATAGTAGCATCAGTAACTATCACGTTGTCATAAGTTCCAGACCAGACGCTATTACCGCTTGAGTTTATAGCATCAACTGTCATACCTGGTTCTATACCGGTAAGTTTTTCACTTGTTCCGTTAGCAAAGGTTACAATTTTAGAAGAAGTAGAAAACGCTGCTACAGAAATTCTAACTTCATACGCATCGGTAAATACAGGTATTATAGATTGACCTTCAAACCTATAGTTTAAAGGATTAGGTGTTGCTTCTATAATAGAGTCTGATCTAATACCAGTATATATAGTATTACCATCTGAGCTTGTACTAGCTACAAAACCAGCGGCGTCTTTTACAAAGTAGTATATTCTGTCTTCTGTAGTATCTTCTTTAGATCCTACAACTTCAGCCGGAGGATATTTGTAAGTTAATCCATCTGAATTTTTTATACCCGCGTTTAAATAACTAGATCTATCAAAACTAAATCTTCCGCCGTTTTTTGTGTTTTTAGGTCTAAGATATACTTTGTTGTCTAAAAACTTAGTGCTCAGCAAGTTTTCAATAGCGCCAACATCAGAGTCTTCTGAAGTTGAAACGCTAATATTCATAGCGTCTCTATATTCATTGGGCGGCAATAACCTTTCGTCAAGGTCTTTATTCATTTTGCCTTTAATAAAACTTCTATTTAATTCAGGCATGTATTAGTGTTTTATATGTTTAGCTTTACCTCTTAATTGTTGTACTATTTCCTGCAGCTTAATATTTGATAATCTAAGCTTAGCAGTTCTTTTTGTAGCAAAAGCTTCACGTCTAAATCTTTGTATTATATATTCTTGAACATTAGCTCTAGTTGAAAGTATAGCGTAAGCTATATACTTGTACATTGCTTCTTCAGCAAATTTATGCACTTGCATTTCAGCGTCTGTACCTAAGCTGTCGCTAATATAATCTAGTATAATTGTTTGACCGGATAAGTTAGAGCTAAAGTGTATTTTACCTTTTTTCTCATCTATATAAAAGCTACCGTTTACTTGAGCTTCACTTGGATCTATACCGTAGCGCTGGCCAACAATATCATTATATATGTCGTCGTCATAATCGTAATTAGCTGACTCATTTTCCGCAGGAGTTTCTCCTTTATAGGCGGTCCAAGTGTTAGAGTCTGACGTTTGTATTTCATCAGTGCTAAGCGTGTAGCTACCGTCAGCTCCTTGAGTTATAGCATCTGGATTGCTAGTAAGTCTAGTTGGATATATTACTCTTTTAATACCAGCGCCGTCAGAAAAAGATAGCTTAACATAGTTAACATAATCATGTGGTAGCACCATCTGCAGAGTTGCAGGTACTTCTATTTCTTGCGCTTTAGTAGATTTAAAAACATCAAAGCTAAATTCTTGTAGTGCTCTTTGAGCATGATAAGCTACGTCAGCTCTTCTAATTTTACTTATTAGCTTTTCTTCACCAACGTAAGCTAATATAAATTGATTTATAATATGCTCTAATGAAGTAAACTGATAATTCCCGTATTGAGTATCATCAGCTGTGTTTTGAGTATTATCTGCTCCTTGATAATAATTTCCTGTTGTTCCTTCAAATAATCCCATATTATTGTGCTATTTGTACGTTTCTATTATCTTTGTCTTTACCCGCTGCTATACCTACTAAACCTGGTTTGTTTAATAATATACCTGCAAGTTCTAGTATTTTAAATACTAATGTATCTTCTTCAGATGGGTGTAGTTCAAAGTTTACGGTATTAGTTGAATCATGTAAAGGATATTCGTTACCGCCAGCAGACTGTGGCACAACAACATAGTTCCAATAAGGCGTAGTAGGTTTAGCTATATAATTACACGTAACATTAGATGTAGAATAGTTACCGGTAACACTAGCTGGAAAAAGTTTTATAACTGAGTTTGATTTGTAAACGTATACAGGTCGAGACTCTACAGGTCTTAACAAAGCTGTACGCTCCATCATGTGTAAATCGTTAATCTCTATGCGTTCTACTTCAACATCGTAAGTAGTTCCACTTTGATTAAAAAATACTGTACCTAGTCTGTGTACAGCTGTCGTTGTTGGAAGTGTTAATTCATTTGTATTTGCAACAGCAGACATTGCAACTTTAAATTGTTGAAACGGTGCTATTTTAGCAGCTAATGTGTCTACCATATCGCCGTATTCTGTAGATACACCTTTAGTTAGTTGTGCTTGATCTAAATCTGCAAAGTAGTTTTCAAATACATCTAACTGCGCTTGTTCTGCAAACAAGTTAAATTCTATCGGCGTAATATAGCCTCTTTGTTCTTTGTTAGCTATTGCTAAAACTTTTTGATATACCGTGTCTATACTTACTGCCATTGTTATATTTTTATAGTTAAGCAACCACCCCGTAGAGTGGCTGCTCTACTATGTGATTAATTTAATCGTTTTTCAATGTTGGAGTAAATCTCCATGCCTTCGTCTGTTTTAAACCAAGCGGCTAAAGCAGAATATGGGTGCTCATCAAACGGTACGGTCATAATTTTTCTATCGTTAGATACCCACGTAAAGTGACGTTGATCACCTGATAGTTTTATTATGTTAGCTTCTACAGCTTTAATACCAAAGTTTCTAAGCATTACGTTGTCGTCCGTAGTGAGTTCTAAGAACAGTTTAGGATTTTTCTTAGCAAACAGTAATAAATCTCGTTTAAGCTCTTTAGAACTTAAGTTAGCTACTTCAGATCCTTTTTCTACTCTCATGATAGCTTCGGCCATATCAATATCCATGTCTTTAGCTATCATCAACGCTTGTACTTCAAACTCTAACCAATCAAGTTGATTTTCTGCAACTTCAACAGGTTTATGTTCGTGAAATATTTTATTTCTATCTGGGTGATATAAAGATAAAAACTTTTGTAAAATAGTTTTTTCTTTAGGAACAAACAAAGATCCGCTTCTAAAAACAATATGAGAAAGTCTTTGATCGCCTTTCATCTCGTCAACAAAAGGTGTTATTTGATTTTCACAATATTTTACTTCTCTTTCGTAGCCTTTTTCTTCATCAAACCAATATACGTTTGCAGATCTAATAGATCGAGATAAAGGCTTTTTGTTTCCTTTTAAATAGTAAACTCTATCTTTTATCTCCCACTTAGGTTTTTTAGGTTGAGGTTTTTCAATAACTACTTCAACCATTTTATTTGTAGCTTTAACTTCTGGTTGTTCTACCTCAACTTTTGGTGCAGCTTTTGCTGCGGCTTGTTTCTTTGCCATAATATAATATAATAAAAAATTAATAAAAAACTACCCCACCCGAAGGTAGGGTAGCTTAAAAGTGATTTACTTCATTAACATAAAGTTGTTTGCACCTTGTACAATTAAACATCTTTCTGATAACATGTGAATCTGCATTGCGTCTAAAGCAGATGTAGCAGCTCCAACTGAACCAGTAGTCCAAGTCTTCATTCTACGATCATCTGTTTGAGAAGCTCTGTATCGAACGTGTAAGAAAGGACGCTTAAGGTTCTTTCCTAATTGCTGATCGTATACAGTAGAAGTACCAGCAGGAATAATGACTCCACGGATAGCGTTAGCGCCAGCCGCATCATTAATACCACCACGAGTAGCTTTATCGTTTAAGTAACGGAAGTCAGGCTTATAGAAGTCGTAAGATCCTCTACGGAAACCAGAGAAGCCTAAGTTCAATGCCATATCCTCATCGTTTTCGAATACTCCGTAAGAAGTACCACCAGCACCATAAGAGTTCATAGAAGCTAACATATCGTCAAATGCTAAAGATGTAGCACGGTTAACGAATAGCATGTTTTCTTCAATAGCACCTTGTTTGTCAAACTCTGCTAGTATAGCGTCAAACTCAGCTAAGTCAGTAGCAGCGTTAACACCAGTAACACCAGAAGTTACGTTACCTCTCTTTTCAATAGCAGAGAATAAACCTTCAGTACCAACGTTTCCAGCGCCAGCTGAAGAACCATCGATAAGGTTACTACCATCAACTTGAGAATCAGCCAAGTTTAACTCAGACTCTATCATTGACATTTCTAAATAGTCAGTGAAACGAGCTCTAGTATCAGCTTCAGCTTTTAAGTACCATAAGTAACCTGATTGTCCTTCTTCACCAGTAATTTCAACCCAACCAATTCTAGATGTATCAGATCCTGATACTTCGTAGTAATCTTTTAAAATAATTGGCTTGTTAGAAAAAGTTTTGAACGAAGGCTCGTTAGCACCTCGTCTATCAGTGTCAACACCGTTTTGCCCAGCAGAAGTTGTATAGCTACCACCTTTTCCAAACTCAGAACCATAAACTAATATAGTAATGTTTTCAGCGTCTGTCGAAGTAATACCAGCAGTATTCAAAGATGCAAAATCATAAGGTAGCACGTCTATTTTGTCAGTTGTGTCAGTAGCTTCTACTAAACACTTAGTAACACCTTGAGAGTTAGCAACGATAATAGTATCGTTAACTCTAATACCGTGATTTGAGCCTATGTCGTTTCCATCAATATCTTTTTCGATTTCGATTTGACCACCAGAAGCAGTACCACCTGTTGCACTTACAACTTTTCCTTTGTAAGATAAATGTAAACGACCTTGTTCAGACCAAATAACTTGATCAGAAGTCATCGCTTCTTCAGCTCCAATTTTTGATAAGAAACCTGAAATAGTTCTCGGTCCGAAAACTTCAGCTTCTTTTTCCATTAGATCTGGTAAATATTGTTGAGCCCAACCCATGTCTTGGTTGAAGTCTAAATAGTTTGTAGCTAGCGTTTGGGGCTTTGAAGCAGGAACGCTATTCAAACTATTACCTGGAGTAATTGCCATAATAAATAGTTTTTAAATTGTTAATTTCTTTTTTTAAATTTAAACGAAGGCGTGCTATCCTCCATCGCTCTTACTTTAAGTCCACCTGTGCTTTCATTACTAAAAGACTGTCTAGCATCCATGTTTACATTTTTTGCGTTAGCAACAGAACTTTGTATAGCATCAGCTTTACCTTGTTCGTAAAAGTGTCTAGCGATAACGTCTGGATTCATAGCAGCATATAAAGCTTTGTGGTAACCTTCAATGTCTTTAATAGTATTATCTTTGTTTAAAAACTTATTGATAAAATTATTAATATCACTTTGGTTCCTCGCAACTTCATTTGGATTAGGTACTTTAACATTTAATTTTTTACCATCAACATTGTATTCAAAACCTTTGAAATTTTCGTTTAAAACTTGATTAGTTTCGTTGATAAAATAATTAGAACGTTCTTTCGCTAATTGCTCCTGCGCTTCCGTTTCTTCGTTATATTGATTAAAGAACTGTATCGCTTCTTTCTGCTCAGCAGTAAGATTTGATCCAGCTTTAATCTCATCATAATACTTAGACTTTTGCCCGTCTAAATAGGCTTTAGCCTCTGCAACCTGCTCTTTTAAGGCTATTTTTTTTCTTCTAACTTCTCTCTCTTCATCAAGCTCTTCGTCGAACTTAAAGTTTTCTTCCATGAGAAATTGTCGTTCCTCAGCATCTAAGTGAGGTTTAGTTGTTCTATAATATTCGTCAAGCGCTGTTAGATTATCCATTTCTTCGTAGTTTCGGTTTAACCTAACATAATCTTCTACGCTTCCGCCAGTATCATTTACAAAATCAACTAGCTTTTGTATATTTTCTGGTAATGCCTGACCAGTAGCAGCTGCTTGCCCTATGGCTTCGTTCGCTGCTTCTACAGTGTTGCTTACTTCTTGTTGGACACTTTGTTCGGCAACTTCTTCATTTGTTGCTTCGACGTTTTCTTCGCGTACTTCTTCGCTAGCTGCGGATTCGTCGCGAACAGGTACCTCATCTGTGTTTTGCTCCTGAACGGCATTTTCTAATTCATTTATTTTGTTCATATCAAGAACAATAGTACCATCATCTTTATAAGACACTGGAGACTCTTGCTCTACTACTTCTTCTTGTGGTTGCTCGTTTTGCGGTTGCTCCACTTGTTCTTCAGCAGTCTCTACGCTTTGAACTTCTTCAACGTTTTCGTTTTCTTCCATAATATATAATATAAGTTAATAGTTATCTAGGGTCAAAACCACCCAGTCCCATGCCACCTCCAAGTATATCATTACCTGATGACTCAAACTTTTTAGGTGGTGCACCTGTTTTTCTTTGCTCTATAAGTTCACTTTGCTGACTAGCTTGTATTCTAGTTCTTTCATCTTTACGATCTTCTTTTTCTTTTTCTTTGTTACCAATAGACTGTAAATCCATTTGTTTTAATCGCATGTTAATTTGAAACTCATGATCCATAAGCTGCTTCTTAACATTAGCTTCGTGACTTATTATTTGAGTTTTAGCTTGAGTACGTATTTGTTCAAGCTGCGCATTCATCTGCGTCATGGCTTGCTGCTTCTGTACTTCTGCTTGAGCAGCAACTTGCTGTGCCTGTGCGTTAGCTTCAGACTGTGCTTTTATATTTTCTTGCTGACGTTTTTGATCATCGTCAAGCTTTTTCTTACGTCTGATCTTTAACATTTGATTAGCAAGTCTAACGTTTCTAATCTCACGCAGGTCTATAGCATCAGACAAGTCTATACTGTTTTGCTGTAATGCTTGCTGTATGTTATTTTCTAATAGTTGCTTTTGCTCATCATCTGGCGCAAGCTCTATAAATATACCAAAGTCATACAAATGTAAATTAGCCATCTCTTCAAGCGTGCCCACATTATGAGCTCCAATCGCTTGAATAAACGCATCTTTTGTAGGTGAATATTCTATTATATCAGATATTCTTAACGATAAACTTTCAGCCACAGATTTAGTTAAAAATAATCCCGCTTGTAGTATATGCCTTGTTGCTGTGTTACTGTTTGCAGCTGCTAATTTTTGCACTCCAACTAAAGCATCTTTTGAAGGCGTACTACCATCTCTAGCTTCGTTAAGCCCGGTTGTATCACGTATCATCTGCATATAATAGTTGTATGTACCTATTAAGCTTTGCATCTTAGCACCACCATTACCACTTTGTATCTCTTGTATTGGTACACGACCTGGATTACCTTCGCCTAGCTCGTTCATTGATCTACCAATAACACTACCTGTTTGGAAGAACATATTTAAAGCTTCCTGCGGATTATAGTTTGTACCGTTACCTAGGTCTATCTCAGCTAAACCATCAGCGTCAAGATAAATACCATCAGGTATAAGTCTTGACATAACTTGCTGTAGTTTTAAATGCGTAAGCTGTATCATATCTGCAAAACCAGTTATACGACCAACTAAACTTTCTATACGACCGTTGTACATACGCGGAGCTACAATAGAGTAATTCATTTTAACTTTATTAAAATCACTCTTAGGCCTCATCATGTTGTCAACTTTTTGCCATTGTATAAGCATGTCAGTTCCAACTATAAACGCGCCCTCAAACAAGCACTCTACAGTCTTTTGCAGCTTTGTAAAGTTAACTTGCACATCTTTAGGTGGGTTGAAAGTATCATCTTTTTCTATAACCTTCATGGCGCCAGTAGCAGTTTCTTTAACCTTGTATACGTTGTTCATATACGTCTTGTAGTTAAAATATAAAACTTGCACTTTGTTATTGTCTGTCTCCCTACCGTAAGAATATTTTCTAGAATATCTACCTGATGTTTGATTGTTAGAATTTAGTATCTTTTTTATTTCGTCTTCTTGTAGATCTGGAAATTGCTTTACAAGCTCGTTAATAGGTACATCTTTAACTTCACCAACGTAGTATATATCATCAAAGTATGGTGAGTCTGTGTATGAATATACTAAATCAGCTGGATCAACATATTCTACTACTACGCCTTCAGATCTATTAAAGTTTGTTTTTACAGCTCCAATACCTAATACGGTTAAGTCATAGTTAACTCTTTTTCTTATAAGATCATAGTTACTACCATCAAGCAGTACGTTTATAGCCTGTTCTTCTGCTAGCTCTACGGCTTGCTTATATGTTAGCTGCATGTGCAACTCAAGTTCTTCTTCTGTTTCTGGTAGTTTATCTTCTGGAACAGTTGATAAGTCTACGTTAAAAGTCTCTTTGTAAAACTTATTAAAATCTTTAGTACGCATTTCATCTAGCATACGCTGCATGTAGTCAGTACGTTTTTGCACGCCGTAAGGATCTTGTGAATAAGCTTTTATATCAAAAGTTCTTTCACTCATACCGTTTACAACAATATCAACAAACTTAGGTATAATAGGTACAGGCTTCCAGTCTAGATTTAAGTAGCTTAAGTCACCGTTTACTGAAAGCTCATCTTTGTATTTTTGTATACCTTGTTCGCCTCTAGCGTATAATCTTAGTTTATGAAACGTGTTCTTGTTGTTGTAATATCTACTACTAGAATAATTGTTACCCATAGTGTTCGACTCAAACCACTCTTTTTCTATAGCTTTTGCTATTTTTAATCCATAGTCAGGTAACATTTTTTCTAAGTCACTTACAGCTTGACTAGGAAAATAATTTTTATATACTGATTCAGCCATATTTAATTTTTAATTATTGTCGATGAATAACCATCGTTTTTATATCTAGCAATATTTATATTTACTTTTGGTCTTTCTATTTTAGCGTTTGGCGCGTATAAATGTCTGTTGCAAGCCATTATAGCTAGACCAGAACTTATAGATGCATCAAACTTAGTTCTTCTATTTATATCAAACTTAGCCCAGTCGTTTAACGTTTCGTTAAAATACATTGACCCATATCTTCCACTTTCTATATGACCAACATGATCGTTGATATACATTTCAATAGCAGCAGCGTGAGCTTGTTTTATGTCCTCGCTAGAGTTAGGTATACCACCTACTTCTTTTTCAGCAACAGATAATTTATTCCAAACTTTATCAGGTCTGTTCATACTAAAACCTCTATAGCCTCTACGTCTCAAGTAGTATAGTAATCTTGGTTTGTTGTTTTCAGCTAATATTGGCATGCCATAAAATACTAGTGCCATTAGCACATCTTCAAAAAACATTTCAGCGGTTTGTGGTCTAGCTATATATTCTAGAAAAAAAGCGTTAGCTGGAGCGTCTTCCATAGAAAACTTTGTTAATCCATGAAGAGATCCGTTGGATCCTCTACCATCAACAGTACCGCTAATATCATAACTATCGCAGCCAAAAGCGCCCATATGCTCATTTCCAGGATATTTTATTCCGTTCTTAATTATAACTTTATTCTGTAGGTGTGGTTGTGGTGTCCAAGATATTTTAAACCTACCTTTTGGGTTTGGGTGGAATATTACGTGGGTATCTTTAACTCCGTTGGCCCACTGAAAATTACCAGTGTTAACAACTGCAGAGCTAGTTATTCCTTCGTTGTAATCTATTTGCTCGTATATTTTAACTAAGTTAAATATACTGTTTTTTGTTTCATCTCTAAACGCATGCTCTTCAGTTCTTGGAAACTGTCTGTAAAACTCGTTTAACGCGTCTTGATCTGACTTTAATCCTTCAACTTCGTTTTCCCAGTGGCTAATAACACCTTGATCTATTAATTCACCGTGTGGTCCGTGTACATCATCGCTAGGGTTATTAAATGTAGGTTGTCCGTATTCGTCAATAAATCCTTCAAAGTTCCATTCCATTGGCATAAACAAAGAATATAAGCCAGACTTTGTTTGTCCATTTCTATTTCTACTTGTGACGTCTGAGTCATTGTATAGTTTTTTAAAGTTATCACCACCTTTATCTAGCGAGTTACTTGTAGAGCCCATCATACACTTACCAACTATACGAGCACCTAGCCTTAAACAAGTTTTAGTTACTCGCCAGTTGTTTAGAATATTATCAGGTCTTTCCCACTTACCACTTTCATCGTGAACTAGCAAGTTAAGTTTTTCACCGTCATAGCTGTTATCACCAGTGTTTTTCCAATCAATAGTAGTGTCAAGTCCAACCAGCTCTTCCTGCTTTTCGTTTGCAGTAATTTTTTTACGCGTAAACTTACTTGCAGGAACCCTATAAGCAAGCTCACTTTTAGGTCTGTCCATACCGTCTTGTATCGGTTTAAAGAAAAACGGATAGTTGACAGATATTGGTACAACTTTATCGGTAAACATCTTTTTAGCATCAGCACCACTTTTTGATAGTATTCCATATCTAGCATCACTCGATATTGTAGCTAAGTTAACAGTTTCAGCTGAGCTCATGAATGAAAAACCACTACGTCTGTTTTTTAAATAACACATACCGTAGCATCTATTATCAGCTTTACAAGCTTCCCAAAATATAAAGAACAGTCTGTTAGCTTCTCTAAAATCTGGAGCGCCAACGTCAATTTTACTCCATTGCAAATACATATAGTGGCTACCTGTTATATACGTAGGTTTGTTGTTGTTGTAAAACCAAAAACCTTCTTCTCTACGTTTAAACTCTTCGTCGATATAGTCGTACCACTGTTCTTTTGCTTCTTCTGGATAATTTCTCCAGTCAAATATGTTTTTTAATTTACTTAATTCTTTAGGATAGTCTACTCTTTGCCATTTGTTTTTGTCGAACATATGCACTGATTTCGGTTCACTCGGCAACCCAATTCGCAAACCTTGAATCTCCACCACTTGTCCAATTTTTCCAGTTTTGCTAATAACGACAATATCGTTTTCTTTATCATATCCATATTTCCATAGACGTTTTTTGTTAAGTCGACTTATAGTAGTCCTCTTAACTGGTTCAACAATTTTATATAGTGCTTGCTCGTACATTACTTAGATCTTCCTTCAGCAAAGCCTTTAAACACTCTTTCTTTTTTTTCTTCAGGCTCTTTGCCTTCTAATATATTCTCTTCTTCTTGTATACGGTTAAGTATTTCAAAAGCGTCGAATATAGCTAGCTTTTTTGTAGCCGCAGCATTTTTTAATCTATCTGCAGATACATCATCTTCGCTGTGAGTAATAATCTGTTCTTGAGCTACCTTTATTAGCTCTTCAACAGCTTTATGCCCAGCTTGGATTATACTCTTCTTCGTTTCCTTGATATTCATATTTAATTGTAATAAATTTAGAATAAACTCTATATAGTCTTTCACTATCAATAACAAACTCATATTCTGAATTAGGCGTAAATCCTACGAGATCACCAACATCATGTAATCCATCAGAGTATTTAACTATACCAACTAACGGCTTTTCTACGTCTTGAGAAAACTTGTCAGTTGACTTTATAGGTTTAACAAAACAAAAGCCCTGCATTGGTTTCCAAGACGACAGTTTAAGTCTACTCCAGTTTGCTACTTGCTTGTAAGCAAATATTTGATCTTCACTTACAAAGTATTGATCTTCTTTAAAAAAGCTTTTACTGTTTCTCTCTTTACCTCTAGCATCGTTCCATCTTCTAAATACGTTGTGATGAACAATAACAGTATCACCTTCTTTTATATCTGTATCAAATGCTTTAGGAGTAGCTAAAACTATAGCCTCTCTGTTAACGTGCTTGTGATCAAATATATCTGTATTAGTAATTAATGATTTATCGCCAACACTCACAGTGTTATTATATCTTTCACCTTTAGGCTTTATTATGTAGTTATACGGCGGCTTCACTAATACTCTAAATTATACTCAACAGATACCGCCATGTTTTTATTAAAGTCTTTCCAAGGCATAACATCTTTATTTTTTTTAATGTAAATGCTATACTTTTCTTTTTCTTCAACTATATCACATATAGTATGACCTCCGTAAACCTCTTGTCCTACAGAATAGTGCATAGCATCTATTTTATAATCTTTACCTATAGTTATTTTACGAATCAGCTTGCTCATCTTGTAAGTATTTAATAGCGCCATCGCTTATGTTAATATCGATGTTACCATATTCTTCTTTTAGTTCTTGCTGAATTTTGCCGATTACTCCCTGAAGCTGCATCACCTCATGTAGCATCGCGTGCTTTTGTGACTCGAGCATACCAAGCTGTTGTTGGCCTTCGTTAATAGCCCTAACAACGTTTTGCATTTTGCTAAGTTGTTCTTTAGTAATTTTTTCTGGTCGAAGGTCTTTCACCTTCGGTGTTTTTCTTTTTGCCATTTTATTTAATTTAATTAGTTAATATTATCTACAGCCTGCCAACCCTGACACTCTCCCATTAGAGTCAATAGTCATTGCTGCGTAGCCGCCACGGCCGTCACTTACCTTATACTCACCTGCTTGCAATAAATATCTATCGCTAACTCTTTTTCTTGCGTAAACTTTATCTCCAACTCTTGGTACAGGACTAGCTCCGCCAGAATAATAAACTCGAGTTACCGAGCTAGAATTAACAGCACAAGCATCTCTACCTTGAACAGTACTAGACGTCACCGTGCCATAACCTTTAGCAGCAACAACTTGTCTACGTCTCTTGACTATAACAGGTTTGTTTTTACCTCTAGACTGCGCTTGTGTATTTGCGTTGCCTAACGCCATTAAAATCCGAAATAAGCGATTATACCTCCATCAGTGTCTGCAGCATTTAAGCTAACTACAGTCCATCTTCCATATATAGTCATACCAGCTGGAAACTCTATACTAGTGTCTACGGCTTCACTGTTTCCGCCAGTGTTACCGTTTGTAATACCAAAATATGTATTATTACTTTCAGTGCCACTATATACTACAGAGTTGCTAGTGTCACAAGTTAACTTATCAAAAGTAGTAGCGCCAAGCATAGTTACAGCTACTATCACCATGCCATCTGGTGGAGTTAAATCTTCGCCGTTGTCGTTGTGCATGTGAGCACTACCTAACTGACCAAAGTTATAAGCTGTTGCAGTTGAATTCATTCCCATTTTATTTTTCTTTTATTTGTTCGTTTTTCTTTGAACTTCCACCGAAGAAGAAGTCTATTATTGTATTTACTTTAGCACTCATAGCGCCAAATATAGTTGATATAAAGCTTATTTCAAATTCACCTAAGTTTATAGACTTTGTAACAAAGTAATTAAACATTACAAACGTAATACCAAAATACGCTACAGTAAACAACGTTGCTAATACTTTTTGTATAATAGCATCGTCTTTATACATATCACGCGCAGATTTACGATCTTCAACTTCTTTTGCAAAAGCTTCACGCTCTGCGTCAAGAAGCAGCTTTTTAAGAGCAAGCTTTGCTTCGTCTCTCTCTTTGTCTGTAGTAATTACTTTGTCAAGTATACCTTCAGCATTATCTACGATCTTACCGAATAAACCTCCTACTAAATTATTTATCATTACTTAGGGTTTGAAAGATATAAACGCCCACCTGCTTTAGGTCCTTCGACGTACTCTACGTATTTTCTGTTAGTTCCAGATTCTACTTTAATTTTACTTAAATTACCTTCATCAATATTATTAGTATTGATTTTCTTACCGTCTGCGTTAAACAAGTTTTCAGGTATACCAGCGCCAGTGTATTGACCTTCTTTAGTTCCTTGTCCAGGTCCTTTTTCTTCTTGCATCTTAGCTGGTGATAATCCTGGCAACAACTTGTCTTCAAGTCTACTCATCTTATCGATTTTTCTTTGAGCCTTTTTATCTTTACCTTGCTTATTAGCTTTTTCAGCTTTATCCTGAAGCTTGTTCATGCGGTTAATTATTCTGTTTTGTTTTCTTTCGCTAACTTCTTTAGCTAATTTAGCCATTGAAGCGTTCTTCATTTTAAATGCCATAATATTTAGTTTGTTTTGTATTAAACGTCCCCGCCTTTTCTTTTTGTATTTTTTCTAACTCTATTACCTGCTCTTGCCTCTATCACTTTTTCAGCTGCAGCTTGTCCAGTTCTTCTTCCTTTTCCAACGCCAACTGTAACACCTGCAGCTTTTCTTAATCCAAGTCTACCACGTCTATTAGATACTCTTTTTATAGATCCGTCTTTATTATATTTAACTTTAGTTGTGATTTTCTTTTTACCTTTACCTGTTTGTAATTTTATCTTTTTTACATCTTTAAGATTAGTTGTGCCAAATTGTTTACTTCCATCACCTGTTGATAAATTAGCTATACCTTCTCCTTTTTTTGGTTTTCTTCCTTTAACTGTTGCGCGTACTGTTCTTTCATCAGTATTATCATAAAATTGATCTGTATTAGGATTATACTTAAGACCAGGATAAACTTTTGAATCTCTCTCTACGTTTTTTCTAGCAGCCGTTTCATTATCATCGTTAGGATCATCTCCTAATTTCATGTCTGATGTTACTGTTTGATTTTCAATTCTGGTCTTAACTACTTCTTTTTGCTCATCTGTTAAGAAATCTTTTTCATTTTTTGAAAACTTAAACTCATCTTTAGCTTTCATAGGTGAAACTCTATTGTTGCCAGCTTCTTTAGCTAGTTTAGCCATCGAAGTATTTTTCATTTTAAACGCCATAGTTATTCTGCTTTTTTTGCTCTTTGCTCCCAAGGAAAAACCATGCTACCTTCTTCGTGGAACTTACCGTTATACTTTATTTTACCGTCCTTTCTTGGATATGTTTTACCTTTGTATCTAACGTAATCATCTCCGTATGACAAACCTATTTTAGGATCTTCCATATCTTTTAAATGTTGCTTTTCATGGCGTATAGCTCTTTTTTCAAGAGCACTACCAGGCTTTACATTTTTATTTATAAATATAGATCCATCTAAGTTAGCTTCAGCTACAATACCTTTATCTAGCTTTTTTCTAAATATAGGTGTTGTTTTTGAATTTTTTATATTTCTTTTTTCGTTACCTAATTTAAACGCCACGTTTAGTCTTTTGTGTTTTTCATTAAATCATACTTATCTTTATCTAATGTAGTAGAGCCTGTGCCAGCGGAAAAGCCATCTAACATAGCTAACACACCCGATGATCTAGCTCCAAGCTTTAAAACTTTACTTCCACCTTTAATAAGGTTTTTTAACTTTGAAGCTACTCTTTTCTTTTCACTAGAGCTAACAGTCTTTATACTTTTAATTTCTTTAAGTATTTTCTTACCAGCTTCGGTACTAACATCTACTGTGCCTCTTCCTCCAAACACTGAAACTTTTTTTGGAGAAGTTGCGGTACTTAGCTTAAAAGGATTGTTCTTTTGTTTATACGCCATAATCTATCTGTTTGGATCTTTAATCATATCATCGATAGCCTTATTAAAGACTTTATCTGTATATG